ACTCAAGTTCCATAAGTTCTTTCTTAACCTCAGCTTCTTGTTGCAGATACTGTATTTTGAGCTGTGTCTTAGTTTGTTCCATCTGGAGTTCAGCCTGAGCCTTAGCTTGGTTCTTTTGCATTTCGGCTTGAGCCGCCACTTGCTGTGCTTGAGCGTTAGCTTGAGCTTGAGCCTGGATATTCTGCTGTTGAGCCTGTTGATCGCGTTCTGCTTTCTTCTTGCGCTTAACCTTAAGCAATTGGTTAGCTAGCTTGATGTTCTTAATCTCTCTGATGTCAATAGCATCATCAAGGTCGATCAACTTTTGGCTGAGAGCTATTTGGATATTGTTCTCAAGCTTAGCAGCTTCTTCCTCGTCTGGTAATAGATCAATAAAGATACCGAAGTCGTGCAAGTGAAGAGAACTCATCTCTGTCAACGTGGCAACGTTATGAGAGCCTATAGCGCGCACAAACGCGTCACGGGACGGCGAGTATTCAAGGATGTCAGAAACTCTCAGAGAAAGGTTCTCTGCAACTTCTGCGGTAACATACAGCATAGACTGCAATATATGTCTTGTTGCCGTGTTAGAGTTTGCGGCCGCAAGCTTTTGAATACCGACAAGAGCATTTTTGTCTGGCATACTTCCGTCACGAGCTTCATTAAGTCCCGTGACATCGCGAATCATTTGCAGGTAGTAGTTGTACGTCTGAATAAGAGACTGCATCTTACCACCGCCTGATCCGTTTTGAATCTGCTGGATAGGCACTTTACCTGGGTTCATATCACCGTCACTGGTGAACGACCGGCCGATAACCGAACCAGTCTGGAAGAACATGTTAAGTGCTTCTTGTGGGTTGTAGTTTGTACCGTTGCCGAGGTCGATCTCGGCAAGACCGTCAGCATCGAGGTAAACACCGTCGGGCACCATACGGTTCATAACCTGCTGGAGCTTGAGGTGGGTTAGCTGAATCATGTCAGCAAAACCAGTGATGCGGTTGACCAAAGAATCGATCTTACCCTTGTACATACGAGGTGCGACAATCTGGTAGTTCATCTTGACCGAACCAAAGTCGGACTTAGTACGCATCATGTTAGGTGCCATCCTCCAGCGCAGGAGCGTATCAGTTCCAAGAACTAACACTCCTTCGTAAAGGACTTCAGTAACTTTATCAAGCTTGCTGAACTCACCGGCCAAATCCGCTGGAGGGTTAAAGGTGTCGTCTTTAGGTATAACCTTTTCTCCACCAGCACCGGTTGTCTTGAGCTTGTACACATTGTTCTTATGCGTCTTGTAGTTAAAGTACAGGACGTGAACCTTGTTTCTATCTGAATTGTTGCGTGGGCTAACCGTATCTGAAGAGTTCTCAAGGATGCCTGCGATCTGATCTTCAGTCAAGTCAGGGAACTCTCTAACGAGTTCGTTGATTGGAATCTCTTTAGTCTCACCGACGTAGTATATGTCTTCGAAATATGGAGACTCTGTGTAAGAGTAAATCAAGTTTGCAGGATCGACGTACTTTACTGTAACGCCGTCTGCATAATCAAATGTAGTTTTAGTAGCGCCAATACCTAAGATGGTTAAGTCTTCGAGAACTCTACGTCTAGTAAGGTCATAGTCGCTATGCTCGAGCAGCACGTTAATAGCCTGCTCTTCTGCCAACTCAACGGCCTGCTTGTAGTTGAGCTGCATATGCAACGCTAACTCCTCTTCGGTTGCTGGCAGTTCCTCCTTGTTGTTTTCATAGAGGTTCATGCCGAGCTGAGCTTGAGCAGCGTCGTTAAATTCTTTTGCTTTTATATCACGTAGCAAAGACTCCATATACTCAGTGCGGCGAGCCACACCGTAGTCGTCCTGCGAGAATGCGTTTACTTCATAAGCTCGTTGTGACATACCGTTAACAACGATATCAACAAACTTAGGGATGATAGGAACTGGCTTCCAGTCCAGGTTTAAATAGCTTAAGTCACCATTAATTGATAACTCGTTTTTATATTTTTCGATTGACTGTTCGCCTCGGGCATAAAGCCTAAGCTGGTGAAACTTATTGTATACGCCAGTATACTTAGAGGTCGATCCAGTGAACCACTCTGACTCAATAGCCTTAGCCACCTTAAGCCCATAGTCGTGGCTCATTTTTTCTAGGTCACTAACCGCTTGTGACGGGAAGCTTGTTACAACAGACTCTGCCATATTATGCTTTTAATATTCTTGATGTAGTTCCAGTGTTATTGTATCTCGATATGGTAATGTTAACGGGGGCGCGTTTGGCCTCGGGATTTGGCGCGTACTTCTGTCTATTGCAAGCCATGATGGCGAGACCAGAGCTAATAGAAGCATCATGCTTGGTTCTATTGTTTATATTGAACTTGGCCCAATCGTTCAGGGTTTCATTGAAATACATTGTGCCGTAGCCATCTTCCACCTGACCAACATGGTCGTTAATGTACATTTCGATAGCCGCGGCATGGGCTTGCTTTATGTCTTCGCTGGAGTTAGGAATACCGCCAACCTCCTTCTCGGCTGTTGACAACTTATTCCAAGCCTTATCTGGCCTGTTCATACTAAATCCCCTGTACCCTCTTCGGCGCAGGTAGTACAAAAGCCTTGGCTTGTTGTTCTCCGCAAGTATCGGCATACCATAAAATACAAGTGCCATGAGAACATCTTCAAAGAATATCTCAGCGGTTTGTGGTCTAGCTATATATTCTAAAAAGAAAGTGTTTGCAGGCGCATCCTCCATCGAGAACTTAGTCAAACCGTGCAAAGCTCCTTTCGAACCTTTCTTATCTACTGTACCTGAGATATCGTACGAGTCGCAACCAAACGCTCCGACGTGTTCGTTACCAGGGTACTTTATACCATTTTTGACCACAACGCGGTTCTGCATGGACGCGTTAGGCACCCAGCTTACTTTGAACCTACCATTAGGGTCAGGAGTAAACCTAACCTTAGTATCCTTAATACCGTTCTCCCACTGGAAGTTACCGGTAGTAAGAACAGCAGAGTTCTCGTTACCTTCGTTATAGTCTATCTGCTCGTAAATCTTTACAAGATTAAACAAGCTGTTTTTAGTTTCGTCTCTAAAGGCGTGCTCCTCAGTACGAGGAAACTGCCTGTAAAATTCGTTCAAAGCGTCTTGGTCATCTTTCAAACCTTCAGCTTCGTTCAACCAGTGGTCTACGACTCCATACTCGATCTTATCACCGTGCGGTCCTCGTACTTCACCCTCTGGGTTGTTAAAGACAGGGTGTCCATACTCATCAATGAAACCTTCATAGTTCCACTCCATGGGTATAAACAAAGCGTAAAGCCCAGACTTCGTTTGCCCGTTCTTGTTACGCTTAGTTACGTCAGAATCGTAGTACATATCCTTGAAATTCTGACCTCCCTTATCTAGTGCGTTTGAAGTAGAACCCATCATACACTTACCGATGATCCTACTACCAAGACGCAAACAAGTCTTGGTTACCCGCCAGTTGTTTTTGATGTTGTCAGGCTTTTCCCACTTACCACTTTCATCGTGGACTAACAGGGAGAGCTTCTCACCATCATAACTATTGTCACCGGTGTTTTTCCAGTCGATCGTAGTGTCGAGACCCTGCATATCGTCAGCTTCCTCGTGTTGACCCATTTTTCGACGGGTGAACTTTTTGGCTGGAACACGGTAAGCAAGCTCTGACTTAGGACGGTCCATACCATCTTGTATCGGCTTGAAAAAGAACGGGTAATTCAAACTTATTGGCACTACCTTATCCGTGAACATCTTTTTTGCGTCACCACCGGATTTAGACAGTATACCAAATCTAGAATCACTTGCAAGAGTAGCTAAATTAACGGTTTCAGCCGAGCTCATGAACGAGAAGCCCGATCGTCTATTCTTGAGATAGCACATGCCGTAGCTTCTTTTATCTGCTTTGCAAGCTTCCCAGAATATAAAGAAGAGCCTGTTCGCTTCGCGGAAGTCAGGAGCGCCGACATCGATCTTGCTCCACTGGAGATACATATAGTAAGACCCAGGTATCCAAGTGGCGACACCATTGTTGCTAAACCAAAACCCTTCTTCTCTACGTCTAAATTCTTCATCGATATATGCGTAGTGTTTTTCTTTAAACTCTTCAGGATATTCGTTCCAATCGAATACTGTCTTAATCTTCTTAAAATCTGGGTTTTCTGGAAACTGCTCCCACTTTTGTTCCGACTTCTTCTTGCTACGGGTGTAAACGGTTTTAGGTGCTAAAGGCAAGGCTATCTTCAAGCCCTGTATCTCTAGCACCTCTCCGATCTGTCCAGTCTTAGATACAACAACAATGTCATTTTCTTTGTTGTAACCGTAAGCCCAGCTCTTGCTTTTATTGAGCCGGTGTAGGGTGTTTGATCTTATAGGTTGGACAACTTTATATAAGCTCTGTTTGTACATTACTTAGATCTACCTTCAGCAAAGCCTTTAAACTTAGGTTTATCTGTAGGTGGTTTCTCTTTTTCCTCAAGGATAGCCTCTTCTTCTTGGATGCGGTTCAGTATTTCAAATGCATCGAAGATAGCAAGCTTCTTAGTCGCCGCAGCGTTCTTAAGCCTATCGGCTGAGATGTCGTCGTCAGAATCAACAATAGCTTCTTTAGCTACCTTAATTAATTCCTCAACGGCTTTATGCCCAGCTTGGATTATACGCTTTTTCGTCTCCTTGATATTCATATTCAATATTAATGTATTTATCCATAACCCTGTAAAGCCTAACTCCATCCACAATGAATTCAAACTCGTCGCCCGGTGAAAAGCCAACAAGCTTACCGACCATAAGTGGTATACCAGAATAACGAATCACACCGACTAGAGGTTTCTCAGCGTCTAACGAGAACCTATCATCATTCTCTATAGGTTGAACGAAGCAGTAGCCTGGCATAGGACTCCAATCTTCACCTGGGTTTCTGTAAAGGAAGACTTGATCTTGCTCTACAAGATACTTATCTTCATTAGCCCAGGCTCTAGAGTTTCGCTCTTTGCCTTTAACATCGTACCAGCGTCTAAACACTTGGTGATGCACCAGGACCTCTTGTCCCTTCCTTATAGGTGTAGCAACACCTATTGGTACTTGAACTACTTCAGCTACACGGTTGACGTACTCATGGTTTGATATCTCGGTATTAATAATAAGGTCCTTGCCTTCCGCAACCTGGACCTTATTATTGTACCTGTCTCCAATAGGAGACACTATGTAGTTAAAAAGGCCTCTCATCAGTACTCCAAATTGTACTCAACTGATATAGCCATATTCTTGTTAAAGTCTTTCCACGGAAGCACCATATCTTCTTTCTTGATGTATATAGAGTACTTGTCGTCTTCCTCTATAATATCACAAATAGTGTGTCCGCCATAGACGCTTTGACCTATTGAGTAATGCATCGAATCGGTCTTGTAGTCTTTACCTATTGTGATCTTCCTGATTACACCATTATTCATCAGGCCAGTTGATGGTTCCGTCCTTGAGGTTCACGTCGTATGTTCCGTACGTGTCATCAAGGGTTTGTTGCAAAAGAGTCACCTTGTCTTGCTCGCCTGCTAAGCGGTGGAGCAACTGGTGTTTAGTTGTTTCAACCTTACCAATTTCAAACTGGATGGCATTGATGTTGTTCACCACCTCTTGCAACTCGGCCAAGTGCTCGTCAGAGATCTTCTCGGCTCGGGGATTTAAGTCAATTGTTTCAGACATATAAAATAAAATTAATTGTTTTTCTTTGTTGACCCACCGAAGAAAAAGTCTACGATGGTATTTACCTTAGCGCTCATGGCTCCGAATACTGTTGAGATAAAACCGATCTCATAATCGCTCAGATCAATAGAGTTTTGAACAAAGTACTGGAACATGACGTATGTGAGAGCAAAGTAAGCTACTGTAAATAGCGTCGCGAGAATTTTCTGAATAATAGCGTCGTCTTGGTAAAGATTTCTAGCGCTGATTCGATCCTCGACTTCTTTTTCGAAAGCTTCTTTTTCGGCGTCGAGTAATACTTTCTTAATTGATAACTTAGCTTCTTCACGTTCTTTATCCGTTGTGATAACGGCGTCGAGGATTTCGTCGGCATTCTCTAATACTTTACCGAACAAGGTTCCGACTAAACCCTTAACCATTACAGCAACCGCCTTTTTTACGCATCCTGTTCTCGACGCGTTGCAGTCTACTAGAAGAGAGAGAAGAGCGGAACTTCATACCCTTATCCATTTGCTGCTCCATTTTGTTTTCCAACTTGTATGCTTTAGCGGCCAGCTTCTTTGCTTTGTTTTTTCTTGGGAATGGCATATTGTTATCTTTTTGGATCTTTGATCATATCATCGATCGCTTTGTTCATTACCTTATCTGTGTAGGACTCGTTCTTATAGAACACGTTTGACTCGGTCATAGGTATATCCTCTTCACCGAGTAAAATGCGGTAGATCCTACTTATTAGAAGATTACACTTAAAGGATGTTTTGTAAATAGAGTACATGATCGTGGTTCGGTTACGATGTCTCCACACGTCTATCCAGCCATCCTTACGCAGTCTCTCCCATCTCTGCTTATCCCAAGAGTACGCATATACGCCGTTGATAAAATCGTCGCGTGTAAAGCGCTCTAAAGAGCTCAGATATATTAATAGCTCGAGGTCAGCATCCTTAAGATTGTTCTGCTTACAAGCCCATTTGCGAACGAGTCTGTAATACTTGAACAACTGAGCCTCTTTGATATCGTCAACAGTCATCGACCATCGCAATGTCTCTTATTCGAATAACTCTATATAGATCGCCGTCATAAGTAATGCTGTGACCAGCATGACGATCATACCAGACAATATCACCATCCTTTACATATTCAAATCCTTCTGATATAGATACAACCTCTCCATTTACGTAGCGGCCCTCTGTATCCGTATGATCAGTGATAAGCAAGCCCCCAACTTTCTTGGGAGCCTGCTTCACTGCTTTAATTAATACGTAATCATTTATCGCTTTCATCGACTCTGATATTTGAGATTACACAGTCTGCAGACATGATAGTCAATGCTACACTTACGGCGTTCTTCAGGGCCGTCTTAGTAACTAGCACTGGATCTACGATGCCATCTGTAACCATGTCAACCTCCTCGCCTGTCACCACGTTCACTCCGATCCCACGGGTATCGGGTAAACCATCTAAACTCCTACCTGCGTTGCTCATGATGGTATTGAACGGAGCTCTCATAGCTGAGCATAAAATCTCCATACCTGCATTGCGTACAGTAAGCTCTTTTGAAGCGTTAAGCAAAGCCACGCCGCCGCCAGGTACGATACCTTCTTTAAGTGCAGCTTTAGTAGCGTATATCGCATCTTCAACCCTATCCTTCTTTTCTTTTAAAGCAACCTTGGAGCCAGCACCAACGCGAACAACCCCAACGCTACCAGAAAGAGTAGCCAATCGCTGCTCGAGTTTTGTCTTAATGAATCCATTTTTCTCGTTTGCAATTTTACCGTTAAGCTCGTCTATACGCCCTTCAAGT